GCAGAGGCCTACTGGGGCACAAAGCCCACAACGCTGTGGCAAAATGTAGATACTGTCGGACTACCGTAGAATAGGACACTATGGCAACCTCAACCACCTATGGCTGGACTCAGCCCGATGACTCTGACTACCTCAAAGAGGGTGCTGAGGCTATTCGAGTAGTCACTAACGCCATTGATACTACAACTAACAAAATCGAAAACTTCAAGGGTGGCATCCAGCACCCATTCCTATTGATGGGAGCATAATGGCAACGACAACTTACAAGATCCTCGGACAAAGCGCACCAGCGGCAACAACCGAAACCGCGCTCTACACAGTACCAGCGGCAACTGAGACAATTATCAGCTCAATCACTGTGTGCAATCGCGGATCATCAGCTGCGACTTATCGGATTTATGTATCGGCTAATGGTGCTGCTACTGCTAACAGCCAGTACCTTGTTTATGATGCGTCAATTCAAGCCAAAGAAACTGTCGCACTAACTCTCGGAGTCACCCTCGATGCCACCGATGTTTTGCGCGTTTATGCCTCAACCGCTGATTTGTCATTCAACGCATTTGGAAGCGAGATTGCATAATGGCTATATCGAAAATTGGTGGAACAGGTAGTGATAACTGGGAGTTAATCAGCTCGGTAACTCCTACCGCTGCCGCAGCTGCAGTTAATTTCACTGGATTGTCTCCATATAAGAAATTGATGGTTGTTGCAGATGGGGTGACTTTATCAGTCACCGAGGAGCTTGATATTCGGATCAACAACGATTCTGCAAATAAATATCTTTATTCATTTTGGTCAGGTGCTGAACAAGTCACACAAGCTGGATTCACTTCCAAATTATCTTTCACCAATTCGACAACTACAATTTCAGCAATGGTTGTTATTGAGAATTGCGACAATGCCGGAGTTAAATTTATTAATAAAGGTTTCGGCGGCGCGACGGGTACAACTACACAATTTTTGGAAAGTGGTATTTACTTGGCTAGTGCCATTGTTACGCAAATTAATGTAATCGTAGATAATACTTTTGCCGGAGCAGGAACTATGTCTCTTTATGGAGTTAAATAATGAAACCACAAGTAATGGATGTAGATGTTAATACAGGCGAAACCACAGTCCGCGAAATGACTGATGCTGAGTATGAAGTTTATTTAAAGGATCAGGCAGATGCCGAAGCTCGCGCAAATAGTCAAGAATAAGGTTGTCGCGTTTTATGACGATGAAACTGACTTCCTGCCCGACAATTCACATTTCATCAATGTCGATGACTACCCAGAAGTTGAGATAGGTTGGAATTACGATGGCGAATTCAGCAAAGCTTTGTAAAGCCGGCCAACAACTAAGGGAACAAATCGATGATGATTATCCTGAGCGCGATAGGCGCAGTGATGGCTGGATTGCTGATGCTCGTCATTTGGCGAAAGGTAATTCGGATCATATAGCGGTCGATGGAGTAGTCAGAGCGATTGATGTTGATTCTGATTTAGGATCACACAAAGAAGAAGTTTTTGCATTGGTTGAAAAGATTCGCAAATGCGCTAAACGAGGCGATAAGCGGATTAAATACATTATTCATAATGGCCGCATTTGTTCAACCATTCTGAATTGGAAGTGGCGCAAATATCGCGGTAATCCGCATATCTCGCATTTCCATATTAGCTTCACCACTTTGGGAGACAATAACGGCAAATGGTTCGACCTAGAAGGAGAGAGAAATGCAAGAACTCAAAATGATGGCAGGCAGTTGGGCGAAGACATTCGTAGCGGCGGCCCTAGCGACGTACCTAGCAGTGGGCCTCGATGTCAATGCGATTGCAAATGCCGCACTAGCATCAGTCTTGCCTAGCATCATCAACTGGCTGAATCCTTCTTACGAGCGTTACGGCAAAGTCCGGTAATGGCCCCGTCCGATATTGCGGCCTTTATCGCCTCAGTCCTCGGATCGATTGGATTACTAATCGCTGGTCTGAGATACATAATCAAACTTGAGAATCTGCCCATAGTGTCGCGCCTTGATAAAATGGAGTCTCAGCTAGAATTGGCCCTCTCGACGAAAGTGAGCAGAAGTGGCACAGGCAAAAAAGCGCGCTAAGAAGCCAGTCAAGAAGGTGGCAAAACGTCGCAAAACGACGAAAGATGTCCCACTGACTCGCCTCGATTTCTGGGCCATTGCTTGTAATGAGGTTTATATGGCTTGCCGTCGAGCTGGAATGGATGAAGGAACGGCTCTTGCTTTCGCGATGGATCGTAGCTCGTACCCTGAATGGATAGTGGATAACGGAAACCCAATGTTCAAGCCTTGGGACGAAGACGAAGACGAGGACGAAGACTAATTTACCTTCGCGAGGTCGAACTATTCGAGGCACTCAAGACCGTTTATCCGGACTTGACGCCACTATCGGCGACCGACCGAGCCGACGGCATTACCCACGACGCATATATTGAGATGAAGTGCCGACGCACTCATTACGACACTCTCATAATCGAGAAGAAGAAGTGGGATTACTTGGCCGATATAAGGGCTAGGACGGGTGCTAGGACGCTTTATATCAACGCCACCCCTAAAGGTATCTACCAATTCGACTTAGGGGCTCTAGAAGCCCCAGAATGGCATTTGAAGGCCCTACCCGATAAGACTGACTTCGCTGGTAGCCATAAGGTCGAGAAGCTCTGCGCCTTCCTACCAATCCGACTCGCCGAGCTTCTACTTGTATAAATCCATTTAGGTAATTACATTTATCCCACTAAATCCATTTAGAGGATTTGGAAGGGAGAATAAGTGATAAATAAACCGCAAGTAATTCGATTTGATTCTACTTCGGGAGCTTGGTCAGATGGTAAGAATTACGTCAAAGGCCAAATCATTCGCAGATATGCAATCGAATCGCTAGGTCGCCAATCAACAAGAGGGCGATTGAGTAGAGAAGAAATCTCAGCCTATTGGTTGGATCGATTCGGGGTGAGTGCGGATGTCGAATGACTTCACACCAGAGCAAATCGTTAGCATCCTCTTGGCACTATCAACCGGATTCTGGCTTGCTTACGCATCTATTGAATCCGCTAAAGCCAAAGCCTTCAACGAAGGATACAAACGCGGAAGGGCCTCGAATCAATATGTCAGAGAGATCGCTAAGTGACTGGCTCTCGGACGCTGGTAACACCCTCGATGACCGAGGGCTGGAATATGGCGACCCGAGGCACAATCTATTACGCATTTACAAAATCGCGAGAGTCCTCGGTGTTCAGCTCAGAGACCCATCTGAGTTGGCAACTATCTTTATCGCGACCAAACTCAGCCGAATGGTGGAGAGTCCAGAGCGCGAGGATTCGTATCTCGATCTCATTGGATACGCCTCTATTCTGGCTTTCACAAGATTCAGCTCACCAGAAGATTGGGACGACGTTGAGTCTGATTCGCAACACTAACCAACGCCAATGGTGTGATTACTGTAAGTCTCGTTATGGGCAACTCAAAGACGGCACTTGGCACTTGAAAGCACAAGTCCCAGCAGTCTGGAAAGTCCAGAGCGAGACGCCGCTACGCCGCGCTCAAGTGCGGTTTTATTGCCAACCCTGCGCCAATGAAGCGCAGAACTGGCCAGATGGAACCTTCTGGTCACTGAAAGAACAACTGGAATATGCGATCGATGAGTTCGCAGGGAGAGAGAAGCTAAATGTCGAATTACCTAGATGATTATGTATCGGTGCAAGACCGACTAAAGGAGTTTATCAATGCGTATCCTGATTATCGCATCAAATCGCACGTATTGGAAGAATCGCTTATCCCTACTTGCGATGTCTATATTGTCAAAGTTGAGCTGTATCGCACTGAAGCGGATTCTGTTGCTTGGACAACCGGATTATCCTCTGAGTCTAAATCAAAACAGTATGCGCTCGAACTTGCAGAAACTGGCGCACTTGGACGCGCTCTCAATCTCGCTGGTTACTTTGCAAAGCCATCTGGAGGACCTAAGAAGCCAATCCAGACAACAAATAAAGCTCTCGCAGACTTTGTTGCGGATCAAAGACCGAACGACCCTGAGCCGATAGTCTGGGACGTTAGCCATATAGCCGACCAGTTCGGTGCCGAAGTAATTGACGAAGTACCACTTTGCGGTAATGGATGCGGCCCGATGATTCTAAAGCAAGGCACAAAGGAAGGTAAGGAATATCGAGGCTGGGTCTGCCCAGTCCCTAAATCTGGCCATCCTGCTAAGTGGATGAAAATCGGAGGAGATGGGCACTGGGTCTTTCAGAAATGATTGATGAAATCCATCCCTTTATGTGTGGCCAATGTAAGAAGGTGACAGCACAAAGGGGAATCATCAAATACGATTCTGAGATAACCGAGGGCCAAGATGTCTGGCTGATGGAATGTCAGAATTGCTTTGAGCAGAGATTGGTGGAGCCAATGGATCGAGTAGCCAATAAGGAAGACGCTATTACTAGATGCGACCAATGCGGCAATTACAAGATGAAAGCCGCTAAGTGTCGAATCTGCAAGATAGCCGATGGGCAAGAGCGCATCAAAGAACGCTACTGGAATGGCAACGCCACACTGGAGAGGTTCATCGATGCCGACATATGATTACTTCTGTGACCGGTGCGAAGAACAGATAGAAATTACGCTAACCCTCGAGGCGGCTAGTCAGACAATGATCTGTCATTGTTCTACTCCGCTTCGAAAGG